ATAAAAGGAGACGACTTAGATGGAACAAATAATAATAGCAAGTATACAAGTAGTTGGAACAATAGCAGTAGCAATTATTTCACTAATGACTAAAAATAAAATTGAAAAAATTGATATTATAAAAGCAAATTTTCAAAAAGAAATAGAAAAAAGAATGGCTCAAAGCGATAATGCTGACAAAGAAATAATTAAAAAAATTCAAGATTTATCAAAAACAGTTGATTTTAATGATATTGATGCTGTAAGAAATAGAATAGTAGCATTTGAAAATCTTTGTAGATTAGATGTAAATAATAATGAAATAAAATTACATCAATATAAAACGTATTTTAAAGATGAAGATAAGTGGGCTATGTATCATAAAAAGTATCCTGAATTGAATGGTGAAATAAATGTTGCAATAGAAAGCATAAATGAACATTATAAAAAAGCAAAATTTGATTAAAAGTTGTAGAAATGCAACTTTTTTTAATAGTTAGCACTAACACTAATGATAAAAAAGTGATAATTTTATATTGACAAACGAATTAAAAACATTTATAATCACGTCTCAAAAAGAAAGGGAGTGAATATATATGCTAAATTTAATTGTCAATATTATATTTGGTTATGGGCTTGAAACAATTTACTTTGGATATGCCTTTAATAAAATAAAAGGAGTAAAATATAAAAGCACTTATTTATTATTTTTAATTAGTTATATTGTTAGTTTTTTATTACAAAATTTTACTTATAATAATTTATATTTAACTTATATTTTTATAGGTTTAATATTTTATATATTATATGCTATTTTACATAAAGAGTGGAAACAAATAACTAATTTCTTTTTAATATTAAATCTTATATTGATTAGTTCAATTATTATGGCAATACCAATATTATTTTTAGGTTATAATGCTGTTTATTTGAATTTAAATATTATTTTAAATATAATATTGTTAATTATATTTAAAATACTTCCTTTAAATAAATATTATAAGGATTTTATTCAAAATTGGAATAGAACAACTCATAACAAAATAAAATCTGTAACAATGAGAAATTTCACAATGATTTTTGTTTACACCTTTGTTACATTAGTTAGCATGTTTGTAAATGAAATATTTATAAACATATATCAAAAAATATTGTAAAGGTGGTGAAAACATGGTTTCTATTTTATGGATTTGTAGTGAAGATGGTGAATAATTTTGATAGGGAAATGGACAAAAACTATATTATTTAATTTGTTTGAAACTGTTTGTATATTTTATGTAGGGCACATATTAGGAGTGAAATTAGTTAATGAAATTATTATTCTCTTATTATTTGCTATACCTAGACAAATATTTAATGGTGCTAGTCACTATAGAAGTCCTATAAGATGTTTTATAATATCGTTACTTTTAGGTACAAGTTTTATGTTAATGTTTAATGTAAATGAACTTTTAGGTTATGTTGCAGCACTGTTTAGTGGCTGTATATTAACCGAAAAAGGTAATATTGAAAATATCTATCAATGGAGCAGAAAAAGTAAATATCAATCTCTAATAGATTACTTAACAAACCACCCACAAGATAATATAATTACTAAATATGAAAATTATATGAAAGAATATTATCCATTTAGATATGAAATATATGAATTGAAGTTTAAAGAAAATAAATCATTAGATAAGATTTGTGAAGAAATAGATGCTTATAGCCATTGGCAAATAGTTAATGAATTAAATATAATATATGATACTCTAAATTTTTCACTAAAATTATATGAATAGTACACACTGACTATTCATTTTTTTATTTTTATATAATCAATTAAGGTGATAAAAATATGAGCAAACTTAGATATACAACAAAAGAAGTAGAAAATATAAAATCATTAATTTATTTTACAGAAGATGAGTTAAAAATATTTGAAATGTGGTTAAGAGAAAAGAGTATTATAGAAATGTCTTTAGAATTAAATTTGTCTACAGCAACTATAAGTAGACGGAAAAAATCTATAAAAGATAAAATAACAAGAGCATTAGTATAAAAATGGTCTTATTTTTTTATTTTAAGGGCAAATTAGACACGTTTTAGTTAAAATAGTATAATTCTATTATTTTTATGTAAAATTCAATGTAAAGCAAATAAATATATAATTTTAATGTATTGACTTTTTTGCTCAATTGTGATAAATTCAAATTGGCTAAGATAGAAAAGGAGAGTAAAAGATGGCACAAAAAAGAATGTTTGATAAGACAATCACTAATAGTGATGAATTTTTAGAATTACCCGATAGTTCACAAGTATTATATTTTCATTTATCTATGAACGCAGATGATGATGGATTTGTTAATAATTGGAAATCAATATTAAGAATGACAGGAACAAAACAAGATGACTTAAAATTATTAATAACAAAATCGTTTGTAATTCCTTTTGATAGTGGGGTTATTGTTATAAAACATTGGAGAATTAATAATTTTTTAAGGAAAGATAGACACATAGATACTAAGTACAAAGAAGAGTTAAATATGTTAGTTTGTGATAGCAACAATGAATATATATTAAAAGATGATAATTTTTTGGTTAACCAAAGGTCAACCCAGTATAGTATAGAAGAGAATAGTATAGATAATAATAATATATATACATCAACAAAAAATGTTGATGAAGAGATATTTAATCAAGAATTTGAAAAATTATGGGTAATATATCCTAAAAAACAAGGAAAGAAAGATGCTTTAAAGCATTTCATTAAAGCAAGAAAAAAAGGTATAGATTTTGAAACTATATTAAATGGACTTGAAAAATACAATGAGCATATTAAAAGAACTAATAAAGAAAGTAAATATATAAAACAAGGTAGTACTTGGTTTAATCAAGAATGTTGGAATGATGAATATGAAGAAAATGCAAAAAGTGATACAATAATACCAGAATGGTTTGGAAAGGAAATAAAAAATGATGATGGAGAATGGGAATTTAGTGATGAGGACAAAAGAATATTTGGAATTAAATAAAAAACACTTGCAAGAAAGAAAACCTTTTAAAATTTATTATGAAGGTGATGATTTAGGAATGATATATAATTGTTACAGTAAAGAAGATGGTTATTATCATGGAATAATGAAAACTGACAAATTAGGAACTTTTAGTGTTGGAAAAATAAGTATTAAAACAATTTTAAGAGCAATAGAAGATGAAAATTTTTGGATACAAGTAAAATTAGTTAATTTGAAAAATGATTAATTATTGATAAGAGTATGATAAATTCATACTCTTTTTTAATGCTATCATTTATTTGCAATAGAAAAACTATTGCATAACTAGTTTTAGAAAGAGAGGATTGGTGAATGGATAAATTTCAAAATGGCAATGAGCCTATTGATAGCCTTAAAAAAGCAAAATTCATCATTCTTCTTTTTCTGTTTTAAGGAGTGATTTAAATGTTTAATAATCCATATTTTAGTAATTATAATACTCAACCAAGTTTGGATAGGATAAATGCTCAAATAAACGAATTAGAAAAAATGAAAGAGCAAATACAAAAGCCTATACAACAACCAACAAATCTTACTCAAAATTTTCAATTAGCACCAACTAACAGAGATGTAATTAAATATGCTAATTCATTAGATGAAGTACAAAGGGATATGGTAATAGGTGATACACCTTATTTTAGTAAAGATATGAGTATTGTATGGATTAAAAATACTAAAGGTGAAATTAAAACTTATGAATTAAATGAAATAATTCCAAAAGATGATAAAGATATACAAATAGAAATGCTACAAGCACAAATAAATGAATTAAGAAAAGAGATGAAAGAAAATGAACAATCTTATTCAAATGCTCCTACAACAGAAATTACAACAGATACCTCAAGGAATGACACAACAAATGGAACAACAACTAAAAAGGATAAGCCCACAAGCCTTCAAGGAATATCAACAAGCAAGAAAAGATAATGTAAGCCCACAAGAATATTTAAATAAAATAACAAATAATTTTAACCCACAACAAAAGCAACAGTGGGAACAAATGATGAGTGGTATTAACATCAAATGATGTTGATATAAATATTTGAAGAAAGGAGAATAAAAAGATGAACGGAAGTCAAGGAATAGTGCCAACAGTTGATTTAGCAACTAATAATAATGCTGGATTTGCTTATCCATATCCTGTAATGTCTGGATTTGGAAATAGTGGATTTGGTGGATTTGGTGGCGATGGAGCAATTTGGTTAATTGTATTATTGGCTTTAATCTGGGGAAACAATGGAAATGGTAATGGTGGTTTCTTCGGTGGTAGAAACTTTGATGATGGTTATGCTTGGTTATCTAATGGGCAAAAAGACATTATGAACCAAACAAGTGATGGATTTAACTCATTACATTTAAGTAATCAAGTTGAAGGCATTAGAGATGATGTAAACGACATTCAAAATGCTATTTGCAATTCAACTGCAAGTGTTACATCTGCAATAAACAACGGTTTCTACAATAGTGAAATTGCTGCTGCTAATAGACAAATGGCAAATATGAACACTGCATTTGATTTAAGCAGACAATTTTCTGACTGCTGCTGTGAAAACAGACTTGGAATTGCTAACTTAAATTCTACAATTTTAAGCGAAAACTGTGCAGACCGTGCTGCTTTAGCAGATGGATTAAAAGATGTTTTAATCAACCAAACTGCTAATACTCAAAAAATCTTAGATACATTATGTCAAGATAAGATAGATGCTAAGAATGAAAAGATAGCAGACCTACAAAGAGAATTACAAATGGCTGATTTAAGAGCATCACAAACTGCTCAAAACGCATTTATTTCAAATTCATTAAACAATGAAATTGATTTAATGTACAATCGCCTAGTTAACTGTCCAATTCCATCAACACCAGTTTATGGTAGAACACCAATATTCACTTGTCCTAACAACAATGGATGTGGATGTGGATTTAACACAACAAGTCAATTTATTTAATAGCATGAGTTGAATACAACTAACTCGAATACGAGAACTTGCTAATTTATAGGTCGGATTTTAATAAAAAAACGACTTATACGAGAGATAGGCATAGTTCTATCTCTTTTATTTTATTTATGAAAGGAGAAAGATGAAATATGATAGAAACAATTATAAATGAACCATTAGCATTACCAAGTAATGCAAGTCCTATAACTTTTGACGAGACTGATATAAGAACAAGATGTGCTACTTGCAATGGTTGGTTAGATTATTCAAATGGAAATCCTAACTTTAAGATATTTGGAAATGGTTATACAGGTTATTATGATGTAGAATTTAGTGCTTCTGTTAGTACGGCAGATGCTGGTGTTGTAGCCATAGGTTTATTCCAAGATGGTGTATTAATACCTGACACTGTAAGAGCCGTAACAATTGCAGCAGCAGATGATTACGAAACTATTTCATTTGATAAAAAGTTAAGAGTATGCCCTAGAGGAACTACTAATATTTCTGTTCAAAGTGTTCCAAGCGTACCAACACCAACTACACCTACAACACCAATATCAACTACACAAGCAATTATCACTAATTCTACATTTAGTATAAGCAGAATTTAGTGAAAAATAATGTAGATGTCGCATCATTAATATTGCAAGTATATAATTTAATTTTATTGATGCAAGATTATAACAATAGTGATTTAATGAGTGAATTACAAAAACAAGATACAAAATATTTTGAAAAGATTATAAAAAATCAAGAAGAAATATTAAAAATCCTTAAAGAAAGGAGTTAATTATGTCTGAAAACGAAGAAACACAAAAAGAAGAATTAGAAAAAGTAAAACCAACCTATAAAAGATTAGAAGAAGAAACTGAAAGAGCAATTAATACTTTGCTCGATGATGGTATGCAAACATCTGATGTCGAAATTTTGTGTAATTTAACTAAAATATATAAAAATGCAAAGGAGATGAAAAATATGAGATATAGTAACTATGGAAATTATAGTGATTATGGAAACTATGGAGAATACAATGACTATGGAGCAAGAAGGGGTGGAAGAAGAGGCTCTTATGGAGAATATAATGATGGCTCTTATGGTCGTAGAGGTGTAGATAGCAGATATAGGGGTCACGAATATATAGATGAAATGGCTGGAGAATACGGAAGATATGAAGAAGGTAGAGAACAATATAATCGTGGAAATTATGGTGCTAAAAACGAAACACTAAAAAGTTTAGAATATATGCTTGAAAGTGCAAGTGATTTCTTTAAAATGCTAAAGAATGAAGCAAAATCACCAGAAGAAATGCAATTAATTAAAGAATATACAAAGAAAATAAGTGAAATGTAATGTATAAATATTATAATAATAATGCTTTAGGTTTGTTTCAGAATGACTGCACGGTAAGAGCAATATCGACTGCAACAAATAATACTTGGGATGATACTTACGAGCATTTAAGTAATATAGCAAGATTACAAGGAACAATGATGGATGATAGCAAGTTCATTCAAAACTATTTAGATGATAGATATATAAGAATTAATAATATACCATTAACAGTGGGAAATGTTGCTGGTGAATTTAAAGACAACATTTTATTAATAACTATGAAAGGACATATAACGTGCTCAAAATACGGTATTATTTATGATAGTTTTGATTGTCGAGATAGAATTGCAGAATATTGTTGGATAGTAAAATAGAGCAAAAATTTGCTCTTTTTTGATATTTATTATACAATTGTTATTATAAGGAGATGATATTTAATGAAAATGTCTAATAAAGTTTATGATATTTTAAAATGGACAACTTTAGTATTTTTACCTGCATTAACTACATTTGTAGGTGTAATATTAAATTGTTTTGAATTTGAAGGAACTGAAATTATTTTAACTATAATGGTTGGATTTACAACATTTATGGGTTCTATTTTAGGAATTTCAAATTTAAATTATAATAAAGGAGATGAATAATATATGAGATACCCAGTAAATCATATATCAATAAGTCAAGGATTACACAATGGAAATGGAATTGATTTTGGTTGGTGGAAAAACGAATATAAAGGGCAAGATATTATGTCTTGTGATAATGGAACTGTATTGAAAATAGAAAATCAAACAACAGGTGGTAACACTATTTTTATCAAACATGATAATGGTTATGTAAGTTGTTATGGGCATTTAGATAAAATAAGTGTAAATATAGGTCAAAAAGTTGAAATTGAGCAAAAAATAGGAACAATGGGTGAAACAGGAATAGTTACAGGGCAACATCTACATTTTGCTATTTATTCAAAAGCACTTGCTGACAAAGGATTTAACAAAAAAGGATTATATGGAGATAGTGATATTAACCCATTTGATGTATGTTATGTTTACCCAGACCAAGAAGTAAGAACAACAGGTACTACTAAAAATTATCTAACTAAATTTAAGTATTATGAAGATACTAATGTTTGGGAAGTAGGCGATTACAAACTTTTATATGATAAATGTTTAAGAAAAACACATTCTTTAACAGCAAATACATACAAAGTAAAAGATTGTAGTACACTTGTAAAAAAATATTTAACAAGTAAAAAGCCAAACGATACTGCCAAACTAAAAAATGGAACTGAATTTAAAGTAAGAGAAATTTATAAAGAAAGTAATGGTAGAGTTTGGGGCAAATATGCTGGTATGTGGTTAGTTTTATGCAATGTAACAGGAGAAAAACAAGCAAAAAGAATATAAGAACTTTAAATAGTTCTTTTTATTTGTAAAAAAGTATTGACAATTTTGAAAGTTTGTGTTATTATGTATATAACAAATGTAGAAAGGAGAGTAAAAATGAATAATGTATGTTTATTTGGAAGAATTGCAAATGATTTAGAATTAAAAACAACTACGAGTGGAAAATCAATTTGTAATTTTAATATTGCTATAAATAAATTTAATAATGACGGAACTAATTTTATTCCTTGCAGAGTTTGGAATAAAATTGCCGAAAATTTAGTTAGATATAAGAAAAAAGGAGACCAAATAGTTATTGTTGGCTCTGTTGAAACTAATGATTATGAAAAAGAAGGTCAAAAAAGAAAATATGTATATATCAATGCTAATCAAATACATTATGTAGCATTTAATAATTCTCAAAGTAATAACATAGATAATAATGAATTAAAAAATAATGAAGAAAATATATTTGAAACTGAAAATATTTCAAATTATGATGATGAAGTAGAAATTTCTTTTGACGATTTACCATTTTAATTAATATTTTTTAAAAAATGACAAGGTTATTTATTTCTGATATACGTAATCCCTACTACTTATATTGTGCGAGTTTGTTTGTCATTTAGTTTGGCACTTTATTTATTGAGGAGATTTTTATGAAAAAAATAACAAGAATAAAGAAAAAAATAAAAAAAATACATTTATATTTAAAACAATTAACTTTTATTAATTGCATAATATTTGGATTATTTATTATAATCTTAGTTGTTTTATTTACAGATACTTCTTATATGGATAATGCTATTAGGTGCAATGAAATAAAAGGTAAATATTGTAATAAGTATGAAGTGGAAAAATATTCAGAAGGAAAATAAAATGAGAGAAGAAATATATAAAAAGTATGTTCAACAAATACAAGAAATAAGTAATGAAAACAAAATAGAATATACAAAAGAATTATTATTCAATATTGAAATGATTGATGCTTGGGATGAAAAAGATAAAATTGCTTATGATGTATTATGTGAAATATTAAGAAAATTACAGATAGGAGTGATTAATTTGTGAAAACACCAATTTCCAAAATGAAAGCATCTGAAAAATACAGACAGCAGCATAAAGAATATTACAATGAATATTATAAAAAATATCGAAAAGAAAAAGGACAAAAAAATTATTATAAAATTTATAAAAAAAGAATTGATGATTTACTCGATTATTTAGCAACTCACAAATTATATTATCAAGAAAAAGAAGGAACTTTTATAACTTGTGATAATGAATTGTTTGCTATAGCAAGAGGTGATTTTGATGAATAATGAAAAATGTCTATTCAAAAAAGATTTAGTTGATAGAGCAAAAGTTTTACAAAATCAAACAATTAGATATGTAGCAAAAAACAAAATTGGCATATCCGAAGTTTATTTAAGTAATATATTAAGTGGAAAAATACATTGTTCCAAAATTATTGCGAATAGAATAACACAAAGTATTTGTAAAGAAGCAAAATTAGAAGATTATTTTGAGGTAATTAAATAATGAATAAATCTTTAAAAGAAGATTTAATACAAGAATTAACAAAATTTTATATCCAATCGTATGAAGAGGATAAAAAAGGTAATATTGTATATATGAAAAGAACTGAATTTATTAAAAAATTCATTAATTTTATTAAGGAGTATTTATGAAACAAGAAATTGATATAAACGAAATAGTTAAAATTGAAAGTATGGCTGTAATTAAACAACAGTTAGATAAAGTTGAAGAATTTGTTGATGATAAAATAAAAGACATACCAAAAGCATTAGAAAAAATTAAAAATATGTCTTTTATTGAACAAGAAGATGAAAAGGGAGAAATTAAAGAATATAAACAATATCTCAACAAAATAAAAAATGAATTAGAAACAAAAAGAAAAGAAATAAAAAAAGAAATAAATAAACCATACGAAGAGTTTAATGAATATTATTCAAATGGTGTATATAAAAAATTAGATAATGGAATAAGTCAATTAAGTGATGTTATCAATGAAATTGAAACATTACAAAAAGATGAAAAACAATTAGAATTAGTAGAATTTTTTGAACAATATAAAGAAACATATCATTTAAATTTTATTAATTTTGAGGATATTGGTTTAAATATAACTTTATCTGCCTCTATGACATCATTAAAAGAGCAAATTAAAGACTTTTGTGAAAAATTAGATAAAGACATTAAATTGATAGAAATTGATGATAATAAAGATAAAATGATGCTTGAATATAGAAGAAATGGTTTTGATTATCAAAAAGCAAAATTAACTTTAATTGAAGAGCAAAAACAACTTGAAGAATTAAAACAACAAATGGAAAAGAAACAAGAAATAGAAAAACAAGAAGAAAAAGTTATTGAAAAAGTACAAGAAATAATACCACC